TATTAGTATTGGCGGAGTGTTTACCGCTGTAGATGATGGCGTGTTAAATCCCCAGACAATCAGCATCGTACCCGGAGCGGTAATAGGCGTTAGCTCGAACGGTGGACCTCGAGGCCCTTCCTTACAACCCCTGCCCCGTTCGGGTGACGCTAATTTGACTCAGATAGTAAGCAATGACTTGCGTATAAATATCAAGAAAACGTTGCTAGATGAAAGCTTGCCGCCCGACAATATGTCTGCCAGAAGCGCGACTGAAATCGTAGAAAGAATGAAAGAGTTATCGCAAAACTTGGGGTCTGCGTTTGGGCGGCTCATTAGCGAGACAATGTTTCCAATTGTTCGTAGAACTTTAGAACTTATGGATGAAAAGGGAACTATTGAACTACCGTTGAAAGTAAACGGTTTGCAAGTCAACGTTGTGCCTGTCTCACCGTTAGCTATGGCAAACAATGCCGAGAAACTAAACGAGGTTATGCAGTTTATGCAGATATCTCAGATGATGGGGCCACAAGGTCAGACCTTAATTAGAATGGATGCCGTGGGTGATTACATAGCTGACCAGCTAGGTATCCCGGCAAAGTTAAGAACGCCGCAAGAACGGCAACAGATGCAAGAACAAATGATGCAGATGGCTCAGATGGCAGCGCAGCAACAGGGCATCTTGCCGCCTGAAGGTGGACAGCAAATGCAAACAGAAAGTGTTAACGAGATGGATAGAATATGAGCCAAGCAGAACGTATTCGCAGCATCAACTCACCGGGTTGGGATGGTGTAGACTCAAGCGTTACACATTTAGAGCTACCGAATACGTCAGCGCAAAGAGATTTAGATATTCAGTACAAGCGATGTTTTGATACTGAAGCCGGGAAAAAAGTATTAGAAAATTTACGGGCAATCACTATCGAGCAACCCGCATGGATACCCGGCGCAGACCCTTCTTTTGGATACGCACGGGAAGGGCAGAATAGTTTAGTGCGTGAAATTGAACAGAGGATAAAACGAGCAAATGAGCGAGAGTGACAACCAAGAGGTCGAGGGAACAACCGAAGAAGTATCGGCTCCTGATGGCTTGATGGCCGCTACAGCTTTACAAGAAGAAAAGGCCGTAGAAGAAGGCGAAACTATTGAGCATCGTGCAGATGCCGAAGTAGAGGACCAGCCCACAGAAGAAGAAACGTTTGACCGTCCTGATTGGATACCTGAAAAGTTTTGGGATGAAAAAGAAGGACCAGATTTAGAAAACATTATGAAGTCTTATGATGAACTTCAAAAACAATTTTCTCAAGGCAAACACAAAGCTCCTAAAGAATACAACACTGAAGTGCTAACGGAAGCTGGATACGAAGCTAGTGACCCGCTTGTATCTACTTATTTAGATTGGGCGCAGAAATACGGGGTCAATCAAGCGGCATTTGATGAGCTTGCTTCTAGTATTACTGGTATGGCGGGTGAAGACATGGCGGCTGTACAGTTGGACCTACAGCGTGAACGTGAAGCTCTAGGGCCAAACGCTGACGAAATCTTAAAGTCTAACATTAACTGGGCTGATGGTTTAGAGCGCAAAGGTATTATATCCGAGGCTGAACGTGCCGAGCTAAACATCTGGGGCGGCTCGGCTGTTGGTCAGCGTTTGATGCAAAAGGTGCGCTCTATGACGGGTGATATGTCCAAAATTCCCATAGCTGAAGTGGCTGACGCTGGGATAAGCGAAGATGATTTCAAACGCTCTATTCAAAGTAAAATGGCTGACCCACGTTATGGAAACGACCCGGCCTTTACTCGCGCTGTAGAAAAAGAGTTTGAACAGAGATACGGCTAGTCTCCGTATAGGAGTATATGCTGCTCCGCCTGACTGCCCCCGCTTCCTACTCCCGGCGGGGGCTTTTGTACAAAGTCTATATGTAGGGCATAAAGTATTTACAAGCTACAGCTTGTAGTATATCTTTTTTTTAACAGATAACCCTCTGGGCCTGTTTGGCGTGTAGAAATTACACCGGGCGTGGACGTTTCCACGAAGCCAAAGGCCGGACCTTCCGACAACCTCATACGGCGACAAATTTAACTGGTTCAATAATAGGAGCTATAAATTATGTCTACGAACCTATCCCCTGCCTTTGTGCAGTTGTTCGAAGCCGAGGTACACCAAGCCTATCAGGGCGCGGCTGTTCTTCGTGGTGCGGGTCGCACTAGAACAGGTGTTACGGGAGACACCGTAAAATTCCCGAAAGTCGGTAAAGGAACCGCATCACTTAGAGTGCCGCAGACGACCGTTACACCGATTAATGCTAGTTTCAGCTCTGTAGCCGTTTCGATGCAAGATTTTGTGGCGGCTGAGTACTCAGATATCTTTAATCAGCAAAAAGTTAACTTCGATGAGCGTCAAGAATTAGCGCAAGTCGTGGGTAATGCTATTGGACGTCGTGAAGACCAAATCATCATTGATGCACTTAATGCCGCTTCAGCGGGTTCTTCAGTTGCTAAAACTGTGGTTACCTCTGGTTCAGCCGCAGCATCAAACTTGAACGTTGGTAAAATCTTAGCGGCGAAAAAAGCTTTGGACGCAAAAAACGTTCCACCGACAGACCGTCACTTCGTAATTCACGCCAATAACTTGGCTGGGTTGCTGGGTGATGAACGTGCGATTTCGAGCGATTTCCAGACTGTTCAGGCGTTAGTAAGCGGAAGCGTAAATTCTATGCTAGGCTTTCAGTTCCATATTGTAGGTGACCGAGATGAAGGTGGCTTACCGTTGGCAACGGCTGACAGAACTTGTTTTGCTTTCCATCGTTCGGCACTTGGTGTGGGTGTTGGCATTGCGCCAAAAACTGAAATCAATTACATCCCTGAGAAAACGTCTTTTCTTGTAACTGCAATGCTCTCAATGGGAGCTGGAGTGGTAGATACTGACGGCCTCGTTGACGTAATATGTGAAGAGTAAGGAGAGATATCATGGCATTTTCAAGTTCAGGTTTTTCCTCACTAGGTGGTCAGTCAATGAAGGGAACAGTCCCCGCATTGTACTGTTACACAACCACTGACGCTCATACGGCGGTGGATGCAGAAGGCTACTTCAACGATTTGTCAGACACTCTAGCTGTTGGCGATATGATTATCGTTCACGGCTCTACGGGTGGAACACGAACGATTACTATGCACGTTGTAGTCAGTAACGCTTCTGGCGTTGTTGATATGTCAGACGGCACAGTAATCGCTGTGGTTACTGACAGCGACTAATTCTGTTGGGGGCGATTTCGCCCCCTTCAAACCTTTAAGGAGTATTTTCATGGCAATCGGCGACACAGATGTAGTCATTTCCAATAAAGCTCTTACCTTCCTAGCCGCTGACCCTATTACAAGTTTTTCTGATGGCACAGCTTCGGCTGACGCTTGTCAGAGCATTTATAAGATTGTGAAAGAATCAACGATAGGTTTATATCCTTGGTCTTTTTCATTAGGAAAACAAACGCTAGCTAGAGAAACTACAACGCCTACAAGTGAGTGGAGCTATCAATTCGCTTTGCCTAATGATATGCTTTCTGGCGTTCCAAGAGCCGTAAGAGCCAGTACAACAGCCGGGTCTCCACTTATAAAAAATTGGGAGATAGGTCAGTCTTCAGTTGGGGGAACAGTTCTTTTTTCAGATGAATTGACCGTAACTATTGACTATCAAAAAACTGTTGATGAAGGTTCTATGCCAACTTATTTTGTAACACTGTTGGCGTATCAATTAGCTTGGCATTTAGCACAAATTATTACAGACCAAATCTCCCAAGTGGAAACATGGAAAGCGATTGCATTAGGAACACCCGCTGAAGGTATGCGAGGCGGTTATTTTAGACAAGCTGTAAACATAGATTCAGCTGGTCAAACTTCTAATGTTATTTCTGATTATATGCTTACAGAACTTAGATGAGCCGTTTCACTACATATCAGGCAAGCTTTACGGGCGGTGAAATGGACCCGCTATTAAGAGCAAGAACAGATTTGAAACAATATTATAATTCTGTTTCCAGTGCTGATAATGTTTTATTTGAACCTCAAGGTGGTTTTAGTAGGCGACCCGGACTTCGTTTTTTATTTGACCTAACATCAGACAATGCAGCAAACGGTGTTTTACTTATACCTTTTGAGTTTAGCACCACTCAAAATTTTATGATTGTTGCAAGTGTCTTTGCGTCAACTACTATTCGATTTAGGTTTTATGCTAATCAAGCATTGCTAACAAACATCAATGGGTCGGGTAACAATTACTTAGATTTTAATGTAGGCACACTGTTTGGGGGTGGGTCTATAAACATGGACAAAACTTATTTTACTCAATCGGCTGATACACTTGTTATTGTAAATGAAAACTTTGCACCTTTTAAAG